ACGGGCAAATTGCAAGATAGTATTTTCCTTGCCGAAAGGGGAAAAAGGTCGGCAACAATACGAATACCTGTCCATTATGCTGTTTACTTGCAATATTGCACTCGGGTAGGCGCATCGTGGGCACCCAATCAACACAAAAATTGGTTGCAAAAATTTACGAAAAGCGAATACTACCGCACCGTTAGCCGTAGGTACGAGGGGGTAAGGATAGAATGATAAGTCAAGTTGCGAGACGGTATCAGTTGGAAAATGGACACTACCAAAACGGCGAGATTATGCACGGCAAGGAAACGGCGAAGTTCAAGTACGCAATAAAAGCTGACAGCACCACAAGAACGCAAGCGTTGCACGGTTTTGTGACGGCAGATGCCGCACGAGAAATTGAAGTCGTGAACATAGCGTTTGTCAATCAGAGTGACACGGTGACGTTGGCAGACGGTGCGCAGTACATGGTGGTGGGGTTCGACCAAAAACCGATAGATGAAAATCAATTGCGAAACCTACCTTGGGAAAAGGTTGACAAGGTTTGGCGAATAAGTTTAAGAAGCGTGAGGTGATAGTCAATGCTAAACGAAATGTTCGGAGAAATACAAAGCATACTAGGCGACGGATACGGACTGTTTCAAGAGTTCGCTCCGAAAAGTATTCTAAGCAATGAATATTGGGATAAATACAAAAACCTTGGTGTGCTTTACGTGAACGACGGCACTCCGAATTTTATCCCCGACGGGGCGAGCATGACTATTGACTACACGCTTTCTCTTTTAATGCGGATAGAAAACGGCGTGAACACGTCCGATTTGATTGTTGAGCCGTTGGAAAAATTGTCGTCGGCAATGACGGGAATATTGTACACGGAAAAAGAAACGTGGAAGTATATATTGAACGTCGGTTTGCCTACTACGGACGGCGAAATACACGTTGGTAGCGGTTTTCAGTTCATAACATACGATATTCCAATTACGGCGATTGTTGCAAGCGGAGTGCTATTGACGGATACCACAAAAAAAATAAAAGTCAGCATTGGGACGACATCGGCGTTCTTGAAAGGCGTGATAACTTGCACGGAAATGCCCACATCCGAGCTAGAAAGCGCAATCTTCCTCAACTCGGGTGCTTTATTGGGCGAAACCGCAAATTCCGTAGAAAGCCTTGTAGTGGCTCGTGGGTGGGGTTTGCACATAACGAAACTGTACCGTCCCAACGACCCGATAGACGTTGCGTTGCGAAGTGAAGCTTTGCTAGTGACGTCGGACAACATTATATCGGTGCAATACGCTATGGGCGACGAAAGTCCGATAACAAGAAACTGTATTATAAGCGATGTTACGTTTGCCAACGAAAAGGGGCAAGCAGTAATAATGTCGTTTACGTTATCCAAGGCAATGCGGACTACGGCGTGAGGTGAGATATGGCTGACCTAGAAGTAAAATTTTACGTCAACGGTGGTGACGGTTCGGGCGCAGTTGCGGAGACGGCAGGCATTGATACCGAAACAGCCGAGGAAAACTCCAAAACGGCACTTACTGTTGAAGAAACAATGCGAGTAGTACGGCGTTTTTCACGCCAAATAGCGACTAACACCGTCGGCAGTATCGGTACATTTACAGGAAACAATGTGTTACAAGAACGAGTTGAAAGGGGCGTAAGCTTTGCCACTAGGGCTGTCAGTGTTGGCGTTGCATTTGTTGCCAACCCGATACTCGGCGGTTTTGCACTTGTTGGCGAGGGTGTCGATATTGCGTTTAGATTGGCGCAAGAAAACCGCAAACGAGAATGGCAGAACGTTGCCGCTAGCGAGTTAAGACGGCGTGCAGGGTACGAAAGCAATCGGAATAGAGGGGGCGTGCGGTAATGGATATTACAATTAAACGTGGCAATGAAACATTACACGGTATCGTCCCACTAGACTTGCAGTGGCGACTAAACGAGCAGTTGGACGGTGGCACGGCTAATTACATTAAAACAGAAGATAAAGCGTTAGGGGCGAATACACCGCTCGACAAGTACAGCGTGACTATCGACAACGAAACGTTTGAGTTTGTCGGTATGGACAGTTTCGCAGTGTGGAAACGTCAGCGTGCGAGTAGAACGGACGAAAGCGGAAACGTAAGCTTTTATACCGCCGAAATACGTAAGCACCAAATTGCGCTGACCGAGCCGACAAAGCTGTTGCAAGGCGTAATGATTGACGGCTTTCAAGTTACGCAACCTAACCCACCGACAAAAACGCTGAAAGACGTTGTAACGAGGGTGTTAAAATATTCGCCGTTTGACGGACAGCGTTTTTATTTGACCACTGACACGACGATTGTAGGCGTTTTGGCGGCGACAATCTCACCAGAGTTCCGTTGGAATACGCAAACAACGCTGTTTGAAGTATTGCAAGACATCGGAGCGGTGATAAACGCAATTCCAAGGCTTGTGAGCGGTGATAACGGCGAGTTTACGGTCGTCACGTATGATTTTGTAGACGAGTACGGAACGGCGGTCACAGACCTAACTGACGGCTTTACAACGGATACAGGCAACAGCGTTGACGGCGACCAATACAACAGCGAGCTAACAGCGGTTGTTGAAAATCTAACCGAGGAGTAAGGAATGAAAAACACATTGACATATCCGAGCTATTCGGGGTGGATAACGGCACGGACGGATGATATACAGCTGACGACGGACAATATGATGTTGATAATGCCGAAACCGATTGTGCAATTGCAAAATGTGCTGTTGGATATTATCGGTATCGGTACGGTCGGTATCATATTTAAGGACACATCCGTAGCGAGTACCCGAAAACCGATAAGCGAAATAACAACGGTGTCGGGCGATACAAGCACGAGTTTGCAAGTGCTAGACATAGCGCACTACGTTGTCGAACAAGACCTATACAAGACGTTGTCCACACAAGGACCGTTTGAGCCGTCTACTGATGACATATCGAAGAACAACACGAGCTACTATAAACGATACGATAAAAACATCAAGATATGCACGGCGAGAACGAACATATTTGAGGATGCGCCAATTTACAATTCGATTATCTATGCGCTTAACGATTTGTTGAAAACACAGTCATTGTATTGGAATGGACAAGAAATTAGTGCAATATCGACGTTTATCGAAACGACCACTTTGCTACGGTGGCAATGGCGTGTTATATACGAGCCGTTAGGCGAAAACGCAAAACTAAACGTCCCAAAAACAAACGCCGAGGAAATTCCTTTCGCTATTCCGTACAATCAACAACAACAAATAGCGTCGTCGGTGGGTTTGGGGCGCAATATGCAAAGCGTTGCAAACCGCACAGGAACGGAGCAAAAGCAAGTTGTGCGTTACATTACCAAATTGTCACAAATGAGGCGTGTAGGCGCAGTGGCGACGTTAAACGGCGAGATATGGCGTTTGACGGAAGTTGCAGGAACATTTACGCCGATAAGGGCGAGAATTACAGAAACGTGGACAAAGGGTTGGAGTATGCGTTCGGAGTATGTCGGTATTAACCGTGAGTTCCGCTCGTGGAACATCCCTAGCGAAATCACCGAGCGCAATTTGCTGTATCAAGACTATTGTTTGATTACACGCAAATCGGGGTTGAGCTTAGCCGACAACGCAAAAGTCGGTACGTGGGCGAAGCACTTGCTTTTCAAGTTTATCGACAGCACAAAGGCAATTACGCCGACAAGGACGGAACAAACATCGATGTGGATATACCGTGAGGGCGTGACCGACCAAGGCGTAATATTGACGGCTTCGGCGTTTGGTTTCGGCAATTCACTCGTGTTTTCGGGGCGCACGCAAGACAACCTAAGCGCAGGAATAAAGCGTGTACAACTCAACAGTGGCGATAATATTTTGCAACAAAACATCGACACCTACTATTGCAAGGCGGACGGTACGTTGGAAAAGGCGAAAATTTTGTTTTCTTCCGACATTGAAAGTATGAACGGCGACACGTACCCCGAAGCAATAGGCGCAATAAATACGCCGTATTCTGACGGCGCACTATTCGGCATCGCACCGTATTGGTTCGACATTGACAAAGACCCTGCCGAGCAAATCAATTTCACATATCAGTTGCATATGTTGACCGACGACCCGAATTTGATTATCGGCACGACGTGGGCGGCGAAGAACCCCCTTGTGCATCAGTACGACAGCAAACCGACACGCAAATATTGGAAGATAACTAAACGTTTGCCGCAAGGTGCGCAAGTAATGACGAGTGCGTTTGGCGAAACGTCGTCGTCGGCGATATGCACGGTGACCGAGCAATTGGTGAATGCGAGAGCGTATGAAAACATCGCTTTTGTCGTTCCGAGCGGAAGTTTGGGTGTTTGCGTAACGGACGAGAACAACAATATACTTGTAGCGTGGCAAGGTGGCGCAAGCGCAACGTTTACGACATACTACACACACGACTACGGCGCAATCAAAAAAGCCGTTAAAGGCTAAATGGGAGGCTTAAAATGCAATCAAACAGAATTGTGGTAATGCTTGCCGCCGACGGTATCAGCGGACTTGACATTAGCTACGGCAAGAACATCAACACAATGTATCTCAACTCGCACCTAAACAGCGAGTTCGTTGTACGTCCTGCATTCTTGTTGGGTGCTGCGGAAACGATGTGGGTAACGTTCAGCAAGGGCGAAACATCCACACGTCCGCTACTGTTGGCGCAACGTCAAACGAACGACGGAAACAACAGCCGTCAAGTTGTCGACGGTACGGAAAGTACAATTGAAAAGATACCCGACACAGGGTACGAATACTTTATCGATATGCCCGATGTCGTGTTGCAAAACGTCGGCGAGTGGAAGTTTTCGATAACGATTACCGAGTTGCCTGTGGACGTGGAATACAAAGGGCAAGTGAACGCTACGAGCGATTTGCCGGCGAGCGGAAACGCCGTCGGCGACACCTATTGGGTTGGTGGTTCGGTAAACTCGTACTACTATTGGAACGGCTCGGCGTGGGCAGTGCTTAACATTGTCGCCGTGTCTACGTCCGATGTCGGCACAATTACAGTAAATATGAGTGTGGGCGGTCAAATCGGCGGATACGCCACCGACCTTGACATCCAAGTGTTGTACAATTTCGTGTTGCGTGTAATCAACCGTTTGTCAGATTACTTGCCCAAAATCGTGGACGGCTATTGGTGGGTTTGGAACAGCGACAGCAAAGCGTATGTCAACTCGGGCGAAGTGGCAAGCGGTTTGACGTATCAAAGCGACATTACCGCCACAAGCGCACCGACGTCGGGCAATACAATTGCAACAACGCCGTCGTACTTCAACCGCACACCGATAGTCGGCGAGTATTTTATGGCTGTTGTCAACTACGTTGTTACGGGCGATACGTATGTTTGCTTGTTTAAAGTCACGGCGAGCAACAGAGCGACGTATGAGTACATCGGCAACACTCGTGGCGCAAAGGGCGAAAAGGGCGACACAGGCGCACAAGGTCAAAAGGGCGACACAGGCGCACAAGGTCAAAAGGGCGATACGGGTGCAACGGGCGTGGGCATTGCAAACGTAAAACAAGAAGTCGTGACCGGTGGCACACAGGTTACAATCACGCTGACAAACGGCACGAGTAGCTCGTTCATTGTGTATAACGGCACAGCGGACAACATCACGAATTTAGAGTTCCCGTATGGCGACGCTGTTGTCACTTATGACAAGACAGACGGGCTGCACATACACGGCGATTGCCGAGTAACGCTCAACGGCACGAATTACGACATACCTATGGACGTTGAAGTTCCGCAAACGGCTGGCGACGGTTTGACCGAGGACGCAACGAGCGACGCAAAAGGTTCGGTACTTAAAGTTGATGAAACCGTAGTGCGCACCAACAAAGCAAATCAACACATTCAAGGTAGCGTGACTATCGGCGGCAATCTGTCTGTTAGCGGCACGATGTGGACGGTCAATAGCAACACGCTGAAAGTCAAAGACAAACTCATCGTAGTTGCGGACGGCAACACTATCACGCTGACAAGTCCTGCTGGCTTGCTCGCTCCGAAGTATGACGGCACGAACAACGGCGCACTCGTATTTGACGGCACAGGCACGGCGTATGTCGGCGACGTAGTGTTGAAAACGAACGGCGAGATAGACGTTGCGAAAAGCGACTTGCAACCGCTTGTAACTCGTGGAACGCTTGCGGATGGAAAGTTGGTAAAATGGAATGCCGCAAAATTGCGTTTGGAAGATACGGGTATAGCCGCCGACCAAGTGGCGACGAAAGCCGACCTCGGCGCAACGAGCAACTTCATTTACAAACTAAACTACGAAAGCGCAACAATTCCGACAATCGGGCAAGTACTGACGTTGACAAATGCGAATTTTAGCCGCACGCCTGTTGTGGGCGACGTCTTTGCACTTATGGAAGTCGTAAACGTAAACGATACTTACTACAACAATATGGAAGTATTGACCGTTGGCGAAACGACCTGTACGGCGAAGATAATGTCGTTCACGGACATCACGAGTTGCAAGGTGACAAAAGTCACGGAAGTCACCCCGACAAAGCAAGTCTACGCAAAGAACGCCGACGGCACGCAAGGAATGGTGAACGTTGGTGGCACTGCGGACGACGATTTACCAAATGTCGGACAGATGAACGGTGCCGACCAAGCTACATTGAATAATGCAAAAGCTTACACGGATACAGCAATCGCAAACGCAATCACAACGGCGTTGAACACCCCTGTGTAAAGGAGATAGATTATGGCGAAAAACAATAATTTAACGGACTTCCTAACCGACGTGGCAAATGCTATTCGGGAAAAGGACGGCTCAACAGGGACGATAAACCCACAAGATTTTAGCGACAAGATTAAAGCCATACAAACAGGCGTAGACACGTCCGACGCAACGGCAACAGCGGCTGACATACTCAGTGGCAAGACAGCATATGTTAAGGGCACAAAAGTGACTGGTGCGATTGAGACGTATGACGGTACAGTAGAGGATGTAGACTCGGGTTTATTGTTTAATAGCTCATGGAAATTGAACCATACAATAAAACCTATATCGTCGGATACCTTTGTCGTTTTAGTTAATTCTTCGATAAGAGACAGCACAAACACTTTCAAATCAAACGCAACAGCAAAATATGCAAATCTCCGTAGTTCCAGGTGCTATTTTAGTGTATTTAACGAAAGTACAAGTGTTAATTTTAGTAGACCAGGCATATATTATTGGGGCGGGTGGAAAAAATGTACAACAACCTCTTCTTCGTCGGAAGAAGCAACAAGCGGAGACATTATATTGAGTATAGGAAGCTGTTCTTCGGACGTGGCAACGCAGGAAAAATTTGTGGCGTGGCTACAAGCTAACGGTACTAAACTATAGTTCTCATCTCATCCCCGTCCGCAGGTGGCAAGGCGGTCACTCTTTAAGGAGTAGATATGAATATTAACGTAACAAAATCAGCAGGTGTCGTCCTCAAAACCCAAGGCAAGTATTGTGCCGAGGACATAACTGTTGTCCCGACGCTTGAAGAAAAGAGCGTAACCCCGACTGAAAGCGCACAAGAGATTGTACCGAGTAACGGAAAATGCGGTATCAGCAAGGTCAACCTTGGCGCAGTACAAACGGAAACAAAAACGATAACGCCGACCACAAGTCAGCAAACGTTCACGCCTACAAGCGGTAAGTACTTCAAACAAGTTATTTGCCAAGCGATACAAGCGTACCAAGGTACGGCGACACCTACAAAAAGTGAGCAAACAATCAACCCAACGAGCGGCAAATATTTCAGTTCGTTCAAAGTTGCGCCAATACCGAGCGACTACATCAAACCGACTGGCACATTGCAAATCACGGCTAACGGCACAAAGGACGTTACAAACTACAAGAATGTCAACGTAAATGTCGCGCCTAACTTGGAACAAAAGACTGTGGACATTGTGGCGAACGGCACGACCGATGTTACACCGACAACAGGCAAGGACGGTATTAGCAAGGTCACGGTCAATGTAAACGTTCCGACAGCAAGTGCTGTGGAAGAAGTTGCAACGGCAAGTGCTATGGACGCATTGTTGGTTGAGGCGAATGTCGGCAAGTACTACAAGTTCACAGGCACGACGGATAGCAACTACACAAACGGAGATTTGTACCTTGTAGAAGGGGGGGGGCAACACTAATTAACTTTACTATTAACGGGACTGCATATCAAGCGGAAGAAGGTATGACGTGGGAGCAATGGTGCAATAGTAGTTATAATACAAGCAATGGTAGATATTTTATCAGTAATGGTCATTTGAAGTACACGTCTGGCTATATTAGTGGTCCATCATCAACAAGTACATCAACTAACCCTTACGGTACTGATTACCCACAAGCTAATGGAGTATATACTGAGGTTAGCGGTAGTGGTGGGAGTGCGGATTAATCAAATGAGACAACTAAACGCGTAAAGGATTAACGCTGGTTGAACTAATCGTTGCTATTGCAAATAATATGTACAGTATTACAGTCGGTTCAAATTAACTAAAACACCTTATCGGGTAGGCGGTCAAACCCGTTAGGAGAAACTATGTGGAAACATAAAAACTTTATTAACTTGCAGTTGTGTGCTGGACCTATACCTTATGAAGTAATAGTGAATGGCACAACGTTTTCTATCCAAAGACTTAGCGATAGTGGGTTAACTGACGAGAATACTTGGAGTTATAATGCAAGTATAAATACGGGCACATATTCGATAAGTGGCAACACCGTAGTTTGGAATGACGGTACAATTTTGCAATACAACGGTGTAGACGTGTTGCCTACTGACGATATCATTGGTATCGAAGGTAACCCAGGTATTTACACAACTCGTTCTGCCACTCCTACTCTCACCTTCAAGCACTTTTTTGACGCTGGCACAATCGGCAGTGGGACGGTTAAGTTTAGACATTACTCGCAAACGGAACCCCTACCGCAACTTGCAACACCTCAAAACGTCACAGCAGACGGAACAACAGTAAGTTGGGACGCAGTAGAGAACGCAACAAGCTATGAAATACTTGTCGGCGGTTCGAGCTTTGGAACTGTTTCTACAACGAGCGTGGATTTGTCAACGCTTGCTGGTTGGACAAGCCTTACTGACGGAGATTACAGTGTAACGGTCGTCGCAAAGGCTGACGGATATGCTGATAGCGAACCGAGTGCGGCGGTGAGTGTTACAAAACAAGGTGGAGGTGGTGGGGGGATAGTTGAAATGCCGAATATTAGTAATTGGACTGCGACAAAAGTATCAGGAGATTTTGCAGGAACATTGACATTGTATACAACAAACAATGATGGAAATAAAATACAATGTGGTCCAAAAGGTTATGAGTGGATTACAAAAATTAACGGTGAGGATATTGAAATTCCGTTTTCAGATGTTGCAAGTGTTTTTGGAATAACACAGGATAGTGATGGAAATAATATAATCCCAAGTGAGTGGGGTTTTAACTCAGCCTTCGACAATCGAGTTACAAATGATGGTTTGGATGGCGGAAGTTGTATAATGCAAATCGATACGAATGGCTATTTTAGCGGTTTAACTTCCACAGACATCCGAGTTTTAGTTTATGACGCGAATACAGATACTATGAGAGTTGATACTTGTGAAGTCAATGAAATGCTGGGAGAATTGACTACAAAGTATGCGTATGGCTTCAATCAAATCTTCGGCACAATTATGCGTATATAAGAGGAGTAATAAATGCGTAAAGGCTTTACCTTACCCGAACTGGTAGTGTGCGTGGCAATTATAGGCGTTGTCACGGCAGTGCTGGTTGCGTGGTTTACCGACTTTAAGGAAACGCCTATTACCGACAAGAACGGCGACGGAATGATTTACTACGACGACTTTCAAATCAAACCACCGCCCGATTATCGGGAAATTTTGAAACAACACGGCATTGACGTTGGCGAAATGACCGACGAAGAATTACAAAAACTAATTAAGGAGTTGCAAAATGGAACAGGTAATTGAATGGTTTGACGTAGCAAAAGACGAATGCGAAACATTGCGTGATTACGCCGCTAAACTGGACAAGGTGGACGAAAAAGACAAGTTGCGTGAGATTATGGGTGACGAAGTAAATCACGCTTTAATTGCCCTTACAGCGGCTTGCAAGGCGTTGGGATTGAAAGTCCCGACGGACGAATTGGACGACATCGACGAAATATTCGAGGGGGACGGCGAAGAATGAAAGTAACATTGAAGTTGCGCACGCTGTCGGCGTATTTTGTCGAAAAGTCCGTCACGCTTGCCGACGACGAAACGTTGGAAATACAGATTGCCGACAAGGGGCGACTGTCGGGGCGCGTTGTGCTGTTGTGCAACGGCAAGTCATTTTTTGCCGACGAAAACAAGGTTGTGCATATTGACCGCCAAACGCTCACGACTGCGAACGTGTTCGAGTTGCAAGTGCGCGACACGGACGGCAAGGTGTTGCAACGTTGGGTAACGGAAAGTCTCTATACCGCGCCGATGTCGACGGACTACGAGAATGACCGTCTAATAACGGAGCGTGAGTTTTATGCCGAGTTGTGCGCACGGCAAAGCGCAACAATCGAAACACTACAAGAACAAGTCACTGACTTGAAAAATAGAGTAGCCGCACTCGAAAACGGCAAATTTTCTATCCTAAAATTTGGGGGTAATGAACAATGAAAGCATTTGCAAAGACAGTCGGGATAATTGCGCTCGTACTTATGTTGTTGTTGTTGGTAATTAACGGCATAAACGTTGAAATACCCGAGGGGCAAGAACCGACAAAAGCACAACAACTATTGCTTGACGTAAAAGCAAACATCAGCCTTATTGCAGGCGCACTCGGTACAACGACGTCGGCAATTGTTGGTTTTCTTATGATTGTAATACAAAAGACATCCACTATTGCAGGCGACAACACGGCTAAGCTAATCGCCGAGGGCGCAACTACTAACGGCAAGATTGATAATCTGCAAGAAAAGACCGAACAAAACAGTGCGGATGTTGCCGTACTTGCCAAAAAATTAGATATGCTAATGTCTATGCTTACCGACACACTACTATTGAGCGACTTACCCGTGACGGTGCGTGAGCAAGTAAACACCACCAAAGGCGCATATTTGGCTTTGGGAACGAAAACAACGAAACCCGAACAAGTTATCGTGCCGACCGAAAACACGGCGCAAAACGAAAATGTGACCGCCAAACCGACCGAAACAGCCGAAGAAAAGCCGATTGCGCCGAGTTACTTCTAATATAGGAGGTAATTATGAAAGGAATGACCTATGGGCAAAAAGCCTTGCTATATAAAATACTCGGATATTTGGCGAGTATTGGCGTGCCTATCGGGACTGCGGCTATAATGTTTCCGCCTGAGATTGTCGAAAGTACATCGATGTCGATTAGCGCAACGCTGATATTGACGTTGATTATCGGCGTTTCGGCGTTCCGCAAAAAACTTGCCGAGTTGTTCAGCAACTACTCCGTGATAATGACATACGCAGTTATTGCCGTCATATCGGTAGTGGCGGTGAATTTCTTTTCCGAAATGCTGACAATCTCGCTCGTAGGGTTGGGCGCAAACATCGGGGCAATGCCGCTGTTTAAGTTGGGCGACAACAACGCCGAATTGGCAAAACTCGTTAAAGAGGAAGAACTCAAAGCGCAGGTGCAGAAAAACGTGAACGGGGGTAACAACGAATGATTAAATCCTTCGGGAGATTGGCGGACAAACTGCCGTATTTGATAACATCGGCGGTAATATTGCTTTTGGCGGTAATGATGTTTGTCGTACTCAACATTACGTTGGATTTCAAATCGCCGCAGTTTTACGCCGAGATGGCGTTCGGGTTGGTATTGCAAATTATAATGATTGCCACGTGGATACCGCAAGGAAAAGCGGACGGCTACAAGATACCCGAAGTTATGCAAACAACGGAGGCGGCAAACAAGCGTATGGAAATCGCAAAAGACAAGTCTAAATACGAAGAATTGGCAAAGTTTTGCAAATACGCTACCGACGAAAACAGACACGTGTATATTGTCAACAAGTGCGCCAATATGGGAGTAGATTACGAATTGTGGCAAACATCGGAAGAATACCGCAGTAAGTTTGAAAACCCAAGCCGCATACAACGCCGTATTTTGCGTATAGAGCGGCGTTCTCGCAGTGCGGTAGCAGATATCAAAGATACCGAAATCACCGCCGTAACGTCCGTTAAACTCGCCTATGACGTCAAAAATCATACAGGGCAAGAGGAATTTTGGCGACTATTCGCAAAGATACTGACATCAATCGTTACATCGCTTGTCGGCTCGTTCTTTTTGTTTGAAAACGCACAATTCACGCTTAACGGACTAATGAAGTTTGTTTATTGGGTGGCTATCATCGGAATGACGATATTCTACTCTATTCGCACAGGGCGCAACCTCATTTCGGGGGCGCACAAAGATTATTTGTTGCGTTTGATAGATTTTCTAAACCGTTACGAAGCGTGGCTGTCAAAAAATATTTGACAACTGCCGTATTAAGTGTTATTATATACACAGTGAAACCTCTTTGTATTTTTCACAAAATATTCTCCTTCCGTGTACGCACGGCAAACAAGCACTCGCCAAGGGTGCTTTTTTGTTGCAATTTTTCCGAAAAAATTTACAAAAATTTATAAAAAAATGTTAAAAAACAGTCGACTTTTGCGGAAAGTAGGCGTATAATCTACTTGTAAGATACGAAAAGGAGAATGCGATATGCCGAACCGCAAAGAATTTTTAGACTTGTACGTTCAGTCGAACGAAAAGCAAAAGAAATCGATATTTACCGATGAGCAAATAGTAATCTTCGATAGTATGGTAACGCTTGAAAAGATGTTTAACGACCCTGCTTTCTACAACGCCATAGAAACGGCAGTTGCCGAGGCGGTGTACGAAGATTTTAGAAATCAAAAATAAACCGTTCCGCACGGTAATTGCGGAAAAGGAGAATAACGACTATGGACATTTACAACTATCTCGGCACATTGAATTACATGAAAAGCCACAGCGACAACAGAGCCGCAGTAAATGCTTATTGGCAAATGGGTTGTTGGGCGTTTGGTAAAGACAATCTCGTAAAAGCGGCAAAAGAAATTGACGAATACGAAAGTATAAAGGAGTTTGTGAAATGACAGAATACGAAGAAGTGGCAAAATTGATTTACAAAAAACGCTCGTACTTATCTAGGACGAAGAATAAGGAAACGGCGAAACGTCTAGAAGCGGAAATTGCGGAGTTAATGGCAAAGAAAAACGCATTGCCTAAACCCGAACGCGGAAAAATTCAAAACCACATACGCAATTATCAAAAGCCGACACCTGCGCCACCGTTTAGAATTTACATCAACGAGATGTCCGATGTAATGCGTTTTGTGCCGACGGCGTATCTGTTTATAAAGTCGAACGGAAGTTTCAACGGAAGTACGAGTTGGAAATACGACCGTGGCGGACAGCTTGACGGTGACGGTTACCGCACCACAAAGATTGCGAGCCATAGAACATGCGATTAAGGGGGTGAAGAAATGGAAACACTGCGTGATAAGATGATAGCGTGGCGAGCGAAGAACGGCGTAACGCTAGAAGAACTAGCACAGCGTTGCGGACTTACTTATGTAACCGTACAGCGCATTGAATGCGGAAAGGGACATCCGACAAGAACTACCGTTGCCAAGATTTTGGCAGTAATCAGCAAAAAGAAATAAGAAAAAATAAAGGAGAATATTAAAAATGGCAAGATTTAACGAAAAGACAACCGAAATGAATTTGCCCGTAGTCAATACGGCAAAGTACAACGAAAGCAAAGCAAAGGCAATCGAAATGATTGACAGCAAGAAGTACGGCTTGACCGACGGCGATTTTTGGATACTTATGAACCAAACAAAAGCGAAAGACAAAATGCTTTACACAGGCTTGATTATAAGTCACAACGGCTGTTTGAAAGTCAACGATACGTTGGAAACGAAATTCAAACCCGAGTGTGTAACAGTCAACGAAAACGGTTACAAAAACAGCCTTGTATTCACGTATTGTTGCCCCGAGCAGGGCGTGTACGAAGTCGGCGAAGTCAGCGCAAGCAACTGCAAAAACGAATATCCCTACGCAATGGCGTTTAAGCGTTTGTTTGACCGTGTGGTACTTAAACTCAGCAAGTTGGCGTACTCGGGCATTTACTCCGAAGTGGAAGCCGACGAAGTTGAAGAACAAAAGCCCGACACGCCGACGGAACGCAAAGCTACCGAAGAACAAATACAACTCGCTGTTACGTGCGGTGTAGATTTTGAACGAGTAATAGGCGCATACAATCGCCAAAACGGCACGAAGATAACCGCTCCACTAGATTTGCCGTATGACATTGTAAACCGAGCGATACTTAAAAAACAAAGTGCAAAAGTCGCTACCGAAGCGCAAGAGGTGTTCAAATGATAATACTTGATAAAGACACGCACACGTACTACGTAGACGGCAAAGAAGCAAATACAAGCGTAACACGGATGTTGCACGAGCAAGGACTTGCACCCGATTATTCGGGTGTTAGCCAAGCCGTATTGAACGCAAAAGCGGAGCAAGGCACGAACTACCACGAAGAAATTGAGCAGATAGTGAACGACGGTGCGCAACCCGTTAGCCACTACGGCGAACTGTTCAAAGAATGGTACGACGAACACGTCCAAACGGCGATTGCGGAAAAGGCGTTTGCTTATAGCAAGAACGGCTACATTATATGCGGCAGTGTTGACTTGCACGGCACGCTAAAAGGCACGCTAGAACCGTTTGTAGCGGACTTCAAATTTACAGCAACTTTCCCGAGGGACTATGTGACGTGGCAAACGAGCGTTTACGACCTAATGATTGAGAACACTTACGAACATTGGGCGACGGCGCAGTTGTTTTGTTTGCACTTCAACAAGGGCAAAATGAAAGTTTACGAACTCGACCACAAGCCGAACGCCGAAGTACAAGAGCTACTCGACCGAGAGTGCGACGGAGACTACTATATAACGCCGACACTTGCGCCACAAGACGGAAATCTACCGCAACAATGGGAAAATGCGGAACTCGCACTAATCGCCTTACAAGCGCAAATGAAAGCGCAAGAGGAACAGTGCAAAGCGTTTCGGGCAAAAATGGCGGAAGCGATGGAAGAACAAGGCGTTATGACTTACGACGGCGAACACGTCCGTATCAGCTACGTTGCGCAACATCCTACCGACAGAGTGGACACGGCGAAACTTAGGGAAGAATATCCCGAAGTTTACGAAAAGTGTACAAAAACTACACTTACGAAAGCAAGCGTAAGAATAACGGTGAAGAAGAATGACACAAATCAAGATTAACGACATCGGACTGTTTAAGACGTTTGACGGTACGTGGCAAATGAGTTTGCTAGTTGACGATAAATCTATCACGACGGCGCAAAAAGCCGTCGACAACGCAAAAGAACGGCTCACAAACGGCAAGGATGTCGGAGTTGATGTCGATAGGCTTAAAAAACCTAGAAGTATGAACGCAAACGCCTACTTTCACGTTTTGTGCGATAAGATTGCCGAAAAACTTGGAAGTACGCTTGACGACGTAAAGACACAGCTTGTTGTAACGTATGGCACGCCGCTTTACAGCGTTACTATCCCCGAAACAGCCGACATCGGCGAATTTTGGCGGTATTACCGTTGGATAGGAACAGCGGACGGTAAATGCACTTATTTGCTGTACAAACAAACGCACACGCTAGACACAAAGGAAATGTCACGACTAATTGACGGCACGGTGGGCGACGCTAAATCGTTAAACATCGAAACAAAGACACCGCAAGAAATTGCGGAAATGAAATTACATTGGGAGAATGAATATGGGACAAGCGATTGACACGCAAGAAAAGCAAATCGAACTACACTTGAAACAATACGGCAGTATTACGAGTTGGGAAGCTTTCGAGAAGTACGGTATCACGAGATTATCGGCACGCATCTACAATCTGCGCAGGTATCACAACATTTTATCAAAGCAAATAACTACGACAAACCGCTACGGCAACACCGTAAACTACGTACGCTACGTTTATATGGGGGAAATCAATGCCGAAGTATAAACAAAGCATACTACAAAGCGACTACTCCGCTTGCTACTTATGTGGCAAGTCGGGGTGGCTTGAATGTCACCACATTTTTGGAAAATATCAACGCAACTTGTCGTCGGAACAAGGCTTTACGGTCTTTTTATGTCACAATTGCCACAACGAGCGTCCGAACGGCGTACATTTTAACCGAGAAGTTGACCGCCGACTAAAAGCGGAATGTCAGCGCAAGTATCTTGAAACGCACACAATGGACGAGTGGATGTCGCTCGTCGGAAGAAACTACATCGAAACCGAAACACTAACGGAGGTATAATATGAATAACATTATAATCAGCGGCAGACTTACACGTGACCCCGAAACGGCGGCACTTCAAAGCGGCAACAAATACAGCAAATTCAGTTTGGCAGTTGACCGTCCGTTTCAAAAGGACAAGACAGATTTTATTGACGTAATAGCGTGGGAAAAAACTGCGGAACTCGTAGAACGTTACCTCGTAAAAGGTAGACAAGTAATTGTGCAAGGCTCGCCACAAATCGATACATACGAAAAGGACGGCGTAAAACGCACCAAGGCGGTTGTCCGTGCTGACCGTGTTGAGTTTATCGGGGGTGGGCAAAATACGGCGCAAAATCAAAATGACGGTGTTAAACCAACACTTACGCCGACCGATGACGAAGATTGTCCATTCTAAGGAGCGAAAATGAACTACAAACAAAGATACGCTATTATGGCGAGCAATAAAAGGAAAATATTGTCATTGTTTCCGACGCTAACTGACGAAAGCGGAATATACGTGCTTGTCCGAGAAGAGGACGGTATCAAATACGGCTATGTTGGGCAATCGTTGCATTGCCTGTCACGGCTTGCGGAACATCTCGTCGGGTATCAGCACATAGATTTGTCAATCAAAAAACACGGCTTGTATAGCGTTGAAAACCCGACAGGATATTTTATAATGCAGTTTAATTGCGGTCGGGAAGAGCTGGACGGTATGGAACAATACTATATCCGCAAATACGCACACCTTGGGTATCAGCTGCGAAATCATACCACAGGCAGTCAAGGAGTTGGGAAAAAGGGTATAGACCAAAAACCGAGCCGTGGGTATTATGACGGCAAGCAACAAGGACAAGCGGACATCCGAAAAGAAGCGCAACGGCTGTTGAAATACATCGACATCTCGCCAAAAGGCGGAAAGTTATCCGAGCGGATGTACCAAAAATTTATTGCGCTAATTTATCCCGAAAGTATTGACAACAGCGAAGAATAGGCGTATAATGTAAGGGAAGATTGAGTTGAGTGCAGACAATTCAGTCGGACGACAACTTAATCTTTAACATTTAGGCGATTTGTGAAAGGTACTGCACTACTGAGTAGCAAGTCGCTTTTTGTTACCTATGCGAGGTGAAATATGAGATACACAATAGAAGGCTTTAATCAAGCCTACGCAATGACACTGAAAAAAGATGTTGAAACAAACGGTAAGATTGTAACACGCAAAGTTGATTGCACAGACTTGGTAATATTGCGGTGGTTGGTTGACTTTTACCCCAATATGCGCTCAATGGAAGTTGACGGTGAACGATATGTAATGGTTACGTTCGGAAAATTGCAAGCCGATTTGCCTATGTTGGATATATCTAAAAGAGCGTTTTCGGAACGCCTACAAAAGCTCGCTGACTTCGGTGTATTAAAGTACAAATTCATCAAAGAGGGCGGTACATTTGCGCTTTACTCACTCGGTGAAAACTACGTCAATTTGATAGCTTCACCCGTACAGGGGGTATGCGGTCAAACGCACACGGGTATGCGGTCAAACGACAACGGGGTATGCGGTCAAACGCACACCAAAGATTATTCTATTATAAATACATCTATTCTAAATAAAAGAAAAGAAGAAGAAGCGCACGCAAGCAAGTCGATTGATGATGTGATAGCCGAACAAGATATTGAACTTCAAGAACCATTGCAAGACTTCGTAAAAATGCGCAAAGCAATCAAAAAGCCGATAACTACCAAAGGTTTGGAACTCGCCGTAAAAAAACTACGGCAAATGGCGAAATCAACTGCGGAAGCTATTGAGATAATCAATCAATCAATAATGAACAGTTGGCAAAGCTTTTATCCGCTACACAACGACAAGGGAAATAAACAGAATATTGTCCGACAAGGAAGCACGCAAGCATTGCTCGATAGTATGAGCGAAGAAAAACGCCGCAGTATGGGCATATTTGTAGACGACGATTAAAAGAGGTGATACATATGGCTTATATCGAAGAGTTCCAAGACGAAATCAACAGATTGTACCGACAAGCAATTTTGGATGAGTACAATAATACGGTGGGACACCTACAAGGGGCGGTTTGTCCTATATGCAAAAACAAAGGCTCAGTGCGCAAGATTATTGACGGTAAAGTTGTTGATGTACCGTGCGAGTGTATGGGCGGTAGAGCGCAAGCTCAACAAATTGAGGAAAGTGGCTTAGGACAACGCACTAAAAAGTGTACGTTTGCTACTTTCAAAAGAAATGAGAATTGGCAACGCAGGATTTATGATACGGCGTGGCTATCCTCGCTCGGTGGTAACGGTTTCTTTATTGGTGGCAAGCCTGGGTGTGGCAAAACGCACATTTGCATTGCTATTGTACAACGCTTTATGGAACAAGGCAAAAAGTGCCGATACGTAGCGTGGGGCGAACTCGTCACGTTACTGAAACACTCGATGTATAGCGATAACGATACATACAACGACACAATGGAAAAGCTCAAAAATGCCGATGTGTTGTTTATCGACGATTTATTCCGAACGGAAGTGACAAACGCCGACAAGGGCGTGCTATTCAGTTTGATTGACTATCGTTATAATCAAGTCGAAGGCGGTCGAAAATTATTTACAATTATCAGCAGTGAACGCTATTTGAGCGAGTTGTCGGAAATTGACGAAGCAATCGGACGGCGCATAGAAGCGTTGACTGAGGGATATGCGGTGAACGTGCCAAGAGAAGAACGGTATAAATACAAGAAATAAGAGAGGTGACAAAATGATATACGAGCAACAAGGTCTGTGGGGCGAGACCGATTTGGAATTTGCCGAAAGAACCGCAATTGAGCTAATTAAAATGTTTGAACCCGTAGCAATGCAACGTTGTCCCGAACACGGCTACATAGTGGGGTACAGCGGAGGCAAAGACAGCGATTGTTTGGTTGACCTATTTATCCGTAGCGGAGTAAAGTTCACCGTGATACATAACCACACAACGCTTGATATTCCCGACACGGTGCGCTACGTCCGCAAACGCTTTGCTGAGTGGACTGCGCAAGGCATTCCGTGCGAGGTACATAAGCCGAAAGAGAGTTTTTGGCAAATTTGCATACGCAAGAAAATGTTGCCGTTCCGCACTCGTAGGTTTTGTTGCGAAGAACTCAAAGAGTATCAACCATACCCATTTGCGGTGTATTCCTTTGGCGTAAGGCGTGCCGAAAGCAACGGTAGAGCGCAAAGACGAAACAACATCGAAACAAGAAATGCAAAGAAGTACAGCGACGTTCAACTTTTCCACTTCGACAAGTCGGAGGAAGTCCGCAACACCGATATGTGCTACACAAACAAGTACTTTATCGTCAATCCTATGGCGCAATGGTCTACGGCTGTACGAGATAAGTACATAGCCAAGTATAACCTCGAAATCAACCCGATATACGAGAAGTACGGACTTGACCGTTGCGGTTGCATTATGTGCCCAATGGCGAGCGACAAAGAACGGCGCAGAGAAACAGAGATGTTTCCTAACTACGTCAAAACGTTCAAGTGGTGTTGCGACAAGATAGCGGAACAACGTGACGATGGGGAAAGCGGTGAGCAATTATTTAACGATTATTTACACTGGTGAGGTGACAAATGGATAAACAAGAAATAATTTGCGGCATAGTAGCGATAATCGTTATCGTCGCCGTTGCGATAGGGTGGATAATGTTTTCGACTGCACAATATCAAAAAGCGGAAGAAAACCCACCGTCCGAATTCGACATAGAAGAAGAACTTGAAGCCCACTTGGCGTCAACTGACGTGATAATAATTGACAGCGAGCAAGACGACGGCTTATTACTTGTAAAAGTTTGGGCGAACGGTGGCATACATTTGGCTACATACAAAATCAAAACAATAGTGCAGTTTTATTACCATTGGGAACTTGTCGATGTTAAAATGATTGGAGTAGGCGAAAGACCGTAAAGGGAGAATATTATGAAAATTACTAAAATGCAACTAATCACGGACGAGAACGACGTGCCAACTGGCATAAACTTGGACATAGATATTGGCAAGGGCGACGCAGTAACGCCTATGTGCGCTTTGCTTGAACTTCAAGATTGGTACCGAAAGACAGGAGTGAAAAACAAAGAACTTACAACAAAAGGAGTGAGCGGTGCTAACGTTGTGGTAAATCCTTGTATTCTCGGATATACTATTCAAATAAGCATTTGGAACCAATATCAATCTGCGGAAAGTCAGCGTTTTGAAGATGTGGCGTTCAAATTGGCGGACTTAGTTTGTGAAGAAGCGAGGTATATTTATGGAGATTAAAAAGACGAAAAATTTTACCGAACTAGCCTTTGCGACGACGGCTAAATTGGCTATAAAAACAGAAGACGTTGATTTCGCAAGTAGGGTCGGAACGAGAATTCTAGAAGCAAAAGAATTTCTTGTTGGGATGGATGTTGCCGAAAACGACCCGAACGTAGTCCTTGATTGCGGAAATGGTAAGATAGTAATCGAAACAGTTTTTAAGAAGAATATCTTGTTTGGCATAGATTGCGCTATAATAGTGGACGGCGAAATTATTGAGCGAGTGTTCACTAATGATATGAAAAAACGAGGAACGAGGATAAAATTAAAGTAAAAAAACTTTCAAAAAGTTGTGAAAAACAGTTGACAACAGCCTACGCAAGTAGTATAATGTACTTGACAATAGCGGAAGAACCGCAAAAGGAGAGTATAGAAATGAAAGTTGTTTACGAATTAGGGGGCGAAAAGCTCGAATTTGAGTTGACGGAAAGACAGATTTGCGAGTTTATCGCTGACGACCTGTATGAAACATCGAAAGCATGGAAAGACACTCCGAGAAAGGAGTTTGTTGCGAGAATGACAGAGGCTTTGTACCGCAACACAGACGGCTATACGCTTGCAAAAGCATTCGGGTTGGAAGAACTCAACGACGAAATGGCGGAGTACTTTGAGTACGAGTTTTTGGACGAAGACGAACGTCGGGAATGGAACGGCGAGCGTGGATACGATTGCGACGATAAGGGAGACTGACCGTGGCGAACAATTTACACAAAAAGCAGACCTACATCGACCGATTGGCACGGCGATGGTATTGCAACGGCGCAAGGCTAAGGCAATTGCGCTTTGAAAAAAGACAAGCAAAAAGACTTTTGCGGAGAATTGGTAAAAAGGAGTGCGAGAAATGAATAAAACTGATAGTAGTTGGAAATTTGCCATTAGCCTTATGGCTATGGTCGTAGTAGTCGGTCTTTGTTTTATGGTGCTAACAGCATGTAACAAACAAGTCTTTGATTTCAACCTAAAATTCGACCGAGCCTACGTCAAAATAGGCGACGAGTGGAAAGACGTGGCAATCAAGTCGTGGAACGACTACGACGGGGAGCAAATACAAATCACGTTGCAAGACGACACGGTGATTTTGACAAGCTCGATGAACTGTATTCTTTACAAGGGAGAATTGCCGAAATGACTAATAAAGAATACAAACCGCTAACAACAGGCGGATACGCAAACCATAAAATGTTGTCACAATACCGTGACCGATTGTGTTATCTCGAAGATTGTATCGAGAACGGCAAATTGGTGTTTCTGCCGTGCAAGGTTGGCGATACCATATATGAAGTTTTCAAAAATCACCGTCCGCCGTTTATTCAACAAACAACAATTGAAAAAATAATAATCACAAGAAAGGGTTTGCGTTTGAAATTAGAACGCAATTCGACATATGAAACATCAATTACAGCTTGGGGAAAGACATTGTTTCCAACCAAAGAAGCCGCCGAAAAGGCATTGGAGGAGATAGAAAAATGACAAATCGTGAATGGCTTGAAACGTTGACTGACGAAGAGTTTGCAACGTGGCATGTAGAAATCGGGTGTGGAACCTGTGCGCATAACCCCGAAAAAGGAATATGCTATAACCGTAGCGGCTTCATATCGTTTAATGAAGCTCACTGTATTGACGGTACGGCACAGTGGTTACAAATGGAACATAAAGGAGAATAAAATGAAAATAGGCGACGAAATCAAGATAAAAAATAGCGCAGGCATTTTGCGCATAAAGTTATTACAGAAACTCAATAGTTCCGACGTGATAAAAGGCGATTGTGCTATTATACCGTCGTTCATAGAATTGCGATGGGAATGCCACAAAGCAATAAACGATAAATACGTAATTATGCTTTCTGAAAAAGGAGAGGGGAAAAAATGCTATCTGGCGTTGCTCGATTACGAAGAAGTTGAATATTGGAAGTGTGAGTTTGTCGGCGGAGAAACACCCGATGTAATTTATACTCTATTGGGGGAATAATAATGCGTAAAATAATAAAATTCCTAACATTCTTTGTGATTACAATAACATTGATAACATGCGCTTTTTTGATAGTCACGGCGGTAATGGACGAAAACGTCAGTGTTGGGTGGAAATGTTTTGTTTATGCTTTTGAGTTCGTCTGTTGTTGCGCCATCGGAGTTTTAGTAACTAAAAGAATTGATGACAGAATAAAAGTCGAGGAAGAAGATGCCGAGAAAGCAAATCGCTTGTTTGATTTGCAAATGGCTGAATTGAAAAGGCAGTGTGACTGCAATGAGAAAAGGCTGATGGACTTGCAAATGAAAATGAATGAATGGTCACTTCAAGTGCTAGAAGAAATAAATAAAGGAGATAAAAAATGACTAACAGAGAGTGGATAGAGAGTTTGGAAGATGCGGACTTTCTCGAAGCGTGTGAGAGAATGGTGCTATGTGATTGCGCGTGTTGTATTTATGGGGAAGAAGATTGTAGTAATATGCCGAATGATTGTGTAGAAAGACAAGTAAAGTGGCTTAACGCCGAATATAAGGAGAAGTAAAGTGCTAGAACTAAAAGAAGTACGAAAAGAAGAAACGAGCAAAAAGCGGATGTTGTACCGCCTAATGAAAGCAGGTAAGATAAAATGCTACTACGGCGAGGACGGAGCGTATATGTATGACGTTGTCGAATACGAAGCGTGGGCAAGAATGCACAAAAAGTATGGGCATTGCCAAAGGAGCGAGAACAATGGGGAACAAAAGTAAACGCAATACGTTAGCTTCGAGAGCACTCGGGGCGCAAATTGAAGTTTTGAATTTAAGACGAGAATTGTTGCAAACGAAAAGCGATATGGCGATAATAAGCAAGGCGTTTATTGACTATGTGGCTAATGCGGAAAAGAAAAGCGGAACAGAAGCACTCGAAAAAGTGAATGCTGTGATTGCCGAAACGGTAAAGGAGTTAAACGATGCTAAAACTGATAGCTGAAGATTACACGAACGATGTTGTCGTTTTTACTGCCGATGGAGAAACATACGAAAAAATTGCAACCGATTTTTATGAAAATCAACAATTGCAAAAAGAAAACGAAAAACGAGTGAAAGAAATAAAGCGGTTGCAAAACAAACTTGCTCAAAGACGTGTCGAAGTGCATCGATTAAGTTTGCAAGTTGGTAATGGCACGCCTATGGGAATAAGAAATGCGCAATTACAAGCATTGGTTAACGAGTACGAGGAAACAATTGAGGAACGGGACAATCAAATCTCGCTCCTATATGCGGAAATAGCGAGGTTAAAAGGCGATGAAACGGAAAATAACGGCAATTAGTCTAGTGGTGGTGTGTTTGTGCGTGATTATTTGTTTGACGGCTTGTGGCGCAAATGTGGGCGTGGAAACCGTAAGTGCAGACGAAAAGAAAGAAATCGAGGTTGTCGCAAACGACAAAATCACGATAACCGTACAAGAATTGACATACGACGGTTGGCGCATAACGGAAACCGTACAGTCGGTGAAGTGGTCGGAGAACGGCGCATTGGTGACAATCACCTACGCAAATGGTACCACTGTTATTACATCAGCAAGTAATTACATCGTAAAAATTTATGTAAACGAAAATTAAAAATGGGGTTGACAATACCAAAACGTGTGATATAATAGTATTGTCAAGAAGTAGCGACAAGGGACGACCGAACAACGGTACGTTCCTATTGCGCTATTCTCCCCTCTTTTGCGCAGTCGCTATGCTTGGCTGACCTTCCTGATGGGCGGTTTGCGGAGTTCCGTTGAAAAATTCCGCACCTTTGGGGAGAAAAATAAAAAGTGGGGGAAAATATGCAAGTAAAAATGCCGACGGCTGAAATGATAGACATTGCGCTATTAAAGCCGTACAAAAAGAACACAAAGCGACACAATCAAACGCAAATAGACAACGTTGCGGAAAGTATCCGCAAATTCGGGTTCGTGCAGCCGTTTGTTATCGACAAAAACAACGAAGTCGTAATCGGACATTGTCGGCTGTTGGCGGCGCAAAAACTCGGAATAAAAGAATTGCCGTGCGTTCGGGTAGATTATCTGACTGCGGCGCAAGTAAAGGCGTTGCGTATTTTGGACAACAAACTCAATGAGAGCGAGTGGGAATTGGACTTTTTGAACGAGGAATTGCCTGAAATCGATTTGACGGGGTTTGACGTAGACTTTGATTTTGCTTCATCGGCAGATGGTTTTGACGAAATTGTCGAGGACGAACCGCCTGCTGTTGATGAACAACACGAGCCTATGACGAAAGTAGGCGATGTGTGGCAACTCGGCGAACATCGGCTTATGTGTGGCGATAGTACTCTAATTGCTGATGTCGAAAGAGTAATGCAGAGTGATAAGGCGGATATGATATTCACTGACCCGCCTTACAACGTTGATTATCAGGGCGGCGGAAAAGAGAAGCTAAAGATTGCAAATGACAATTTTGCGACCGATGAGGAATGTGGTCAGAAGTTATGGTTGCCCGCATTTGAGAATATGCGAAACGTTTCCAAAGACTGTTGCTCATATTATTGTTGTATGCCCCAAGGCGGTACGCATATGATGATGATGATGATGATGATGAAAGCAGGGTGGCAAGTTAAACACGAGCTTATTTGGAAAAAACAGTCGATTGTGTTAAACCGTGCCGATTACAATTATCAACACGAGCCTATATTGTTTGGCTGGAACATTAAGCACACTTTCTATGGAAAGGGCGAGTATTCTACAACAAGCGTTTGGGAATTTGACCGTCCCACGAAGAGTAAAGAACATCCGACAATGAAGCCTATTGCATTGATAGGCGAGGCGTTAAAAAATTCAAGCAAGCAAAACGACATTATCTTTGACCCGTTCGGGGGAAGTGGCAGCACTCTAATTGCTTGCGAACAATTAGGGCGCAAATGCCGAACGATAGAAATTGACCCGAAGTATTGTGATGTTATAATACGCCGTTGGGAAACGTTAACGGGACAAACAGCGGTGCGTTTATGAAAGATATCAAACAAACAATAGCCTTACTAAAACTCTACAAGCCACAATTAACTTCGCAACAGTTCCGCACTTTATGCGGACAAGCGAAGAATGGCGACACGGCAGGAGCGTTAAAAGGGTTAGTGAAATTAACAAGGGGAGTGAGTGAAGATGCCGAGAAAACCGACTGGGATGCCGAATGGTCGACCGCCATGTGACGGGCATACTCCAAAGGAAAAGGCACGGTTCAAACAGCAGTTCGAAACTTTGTGTTTCTACCAATGCACCGAGGAAGAAATATGTGGGATACTAGACTGTAATCACGAAACGTTGGGAAGATGGTGTAAAGAAATCTATGGAGATGGTTTTTCGCAGATTTACAAGATAAAACGCCAAGGTGGCAAAGTTTCGTTGCGTAGACAACAGTTTAAGATAGCAGAAACGAACGCCAAAATGGCTATATGGCTGGGCAAACAGTACCTCGGACAAGTTGACACGCTTGTTGCGGTGGAACATTCGGCATTGGATAAGTTGTGCGACACGATAAGTGCGGCTATTAAAGAAGAATGAATTTTACAGGTTTAACGGCGAAACAGAAAGATTATTTGCGAAACGGACATCGGCGTTGGAATATTCTCACAGGTGCGACAAGAAGTGGCAAAACGGTAGGTACGTTCTTTATGTTGCCACTGCGTATCAAGGAGCATTACAACGACCGAATACTGTTCATCGGGAAAACGCTCAACACGATTGACCGCAACATTTTTGACCCATTGAGGGAGCTGTACGGTTACGACAACATCGGAAAGATAGTCGGCAATCGGGAGATAACGATGTTCGGCAAAAAGTGCTACGTAGTCGGCGCAAATGACGACCGTGCTATTACAAAGATACAAGGTGTCGGCATCGGGTACGCATATGGCGATGAGCTAACGACGTGGACGGAAAACTTTTTCCAAATGTTGAAAAGCCGTCTCGACTTGCCGAACAGCAAATTTGACGGAACGTGCAACCCCGAAAGTCCGAGTCACTTTATCAAGAAACACCTCGACAACAAAGAGTTGGATATATATCAAAGTCACTTTACAATTTACGACAA